CTTTCGTGGTATCTGCTCACCTTATCAGCAAGGACAGCAATAGCTTTTAAATAGTCTTGTTCAGTCATAATATCTCCTGTGATTGTTAATTTTGGTGAGAACCTAATGTAAACATATTTTTTGTGTCTGCAACAGAATTATTATTAAATGTTTTCTTGACATCGAGTTTATGGTATAACATGAGACAGAAAAAAGAATGAAAGCACAAACAAATGTCTTTGGAAGAATAGTTAAAAGATATGATATGCCTTTAGAGGCTATTGACGATTTAAATCATAAATATGAAGAGCATAAAAAAAATCTTGGTTCTTTTGGTCCAAGACTGGCAGGAAGATTAGATTCTGAACTTGAGTTCACACATCACATTGGTGAAACCAAAATATCTAAAAACATAGTTGATTGTATGAATGATTACATTGAAACACTAGAAAAAATAAATTTATATAAAGGAACTAAACAATTAGAAATTTTAAGTTGTTGGATAAATGATATGAAAGAAGGAGAGTACAATCCTCCTCACACTCATCATGACAACACTGGTTGGTCTAGCGTAATGTTTTTAAAAATTCCAGAATTTATTAATGATGTTAAAGACCCACATAAATTTAAAGATGGTCAGTTAGGTTTTACAGACGTTGATGGTGTACACACCACGTGGATGGAACCTGAAGTAGGTCATTTTTATATTTTTGAAGCTAGACATCAACACTGCGTTATGCCGTTTAAAACTAAAATAAAAGGAGAAATTAGAAGATCAATGTCTTTTAATTTTATAGAACATGTTAAATAAAAAAATTACATTTTGCGCAACCAATAAAGACATGATTGATATATGGCCACATCCTCAACCAGCGTCAAGATTTATTCCTGATGAATATAAAAAATTAGAAAGACATCTTGAAGGTAATATTCATTCTCCAACATTAAAAACATGTATGCCTTTTTTAGACTCAATGACCGCTGGTTATATTATACCTTTTGATCAAGATTATGTAGTAGACTCTGTTGAGGATGATTTTTCTGTAACTCCAGCAAATAGAAACGAACAGGATTTTGGTTTTCATAATCAAACACAATTACCTTCTTCTTGGAAAAAAGTAACAGGTGAAAATGCAGGTAAATTTCATAATAAATGGTTAATTAGAACACCTCCAGGGTATAGCTGTTTATTTATTAAACCTATGAATAGATTAGAACCTAGATTTGAAATAATAGCAGGGATAGTGGATACTGACACATATATAAATACAATTAACTTTCCTTTTATTTTACACAAAAGAAATGAACAGTTTATAATAAATAAAGGTGAACCTATGGTTCAGGTAATCCCTTTTAAAAGAGAATCATGGAAAAAATGGTCTGGTTTCTATATGGAAAAACTTCACGCAAAAACAATAAATCTATTAGATAGTCAGTGGATTGATAGATACAAAAAAATGTTTTGGAAGAAAAAAAGTTTTAAATAATTACGAATAATTTGGATCGTAATCTTTCCAAGTTTTATCCTCAGTATTAGTTGTGCCGTTAGTTTCATCATCAGCTACGGCTGCCCTATAATCTAATATGGCCTCTTCTATTTGAAGTTTTCTAGTTTCTGCCCATGTAAGTAAATTAGCAATAGTTGTAGATCCAACTGCATCGCTTGTAGCACTTAAATTAGTATTACCAGTCATCATGCCAGTAGAAGGATCTTTTGTTTGTATTTCATTTTGTCCTGGTAAGTTATTCCAAATAACTACGTGAATATTATTTGGACACCAAGCATCTACCCAGTTTTTACCTTTATCAGCCCATTCAATATGATATGAATTATCTAGAAGAATGCTTTCTCCGTTTGAAATTACTATTTGTGTTGCCATTGATATCTCCTAATGTTTTATAATATAGTTTACGACCACAAAAGGTGAGAATGAATTTGTTCCTGCAGCCGTAACGGATCCAGTTAAACTTGTTGTAATATTACCAGTTAAAGTTCCTGATAAAGTGTGAGAGTGATTATGTCCAGTTCCTGAACCAGCGTTTCCTACAATATTTTGACCATCACGATTAACACTCGTTCTTGCAATTGCGCCCGCTTGGTTCCCTGAACTGCCTCTTTGATAACTATCTGTAGCAGTGTGCGTGTGACTTGCCAGTTGAGCAGTAGTCAAAGACGTATTATCAATACTACCAGTAATAGTCACAGATTGGTTTGTAGCGTTTGTTGCAGCTTGATTATTAGTTACAGCAACAGTAACTGTGTTAGCTCCACCTGTACCCGCTAAGTTGTAAGTATTACCATCAAAACCTTGTGGCATTTTACCTTGTAGGTTTGGAACATTGAAAGTAGTTGAGTCATCACCTGTGCCGTAAGTAGTTCCAACAACTGCAAATAAATCTGCGTATGTAGTTCTCGATACGGCCGAACCATCACATAAAAGATAACCATCAGGAGCTGTTGTTTTTGTCCAAGGCTTGATAGCCCCTACTTCACTTCTATTTACTATATCTTGTAAGTTAGCCATAATTAATCGTTATACTTTAATAACCAACCGTTGTCACTGTCATAAAACACCAACGCTATAGCAGCACGGTTAGTTGAAATTGTTAAGTCTGATGTTGCTCCCTGTATTTTAGAACCATTTCTTGCTACAGTGATATTGTTAGTGCCTGATGTACCATGTGAGTCAATTATTTTCACTTGATTTCCAATTGAAGGAGAGGAAGGTAAGGTAATTGTTACAGCAGTTCCAGATGTATCAACAAAGATGTTGTCACCATCCGAAGCTGTATAGTTTCCACTTTTTTCTATCCAAGACTCGCCTAAACCAGCAAGTGTAAAAATATCATACCAATTAGTTCCGTCAGTAGAAACTAATCTATATTTACCATTTGTAATTGTTAATGTGTTTCCAGTAGCACCTAATCTTGCAGTGACGTCAGCACCACCAGAAATATTGTTATAAAGTCCGTAAGTTTTTTGTGTAGTTGGAAACTGAACTATGTGAGTTGTAGAAATAGTTCCAGAAAAAATTATTTGGTTTTGTCTTGCTTCGTTGTTAGCTTGAGATTGTGGACCATCTGCATTCGTTAAAGTTGTTGGCCCTGTTCCAGAGAGAGTTTTTGCATAAACACCAGCAATAGCAAATTCAAATACTTGAGAAAAGTTATTGTTTGTAATAGTACCCCAAGTTCCAGAATTTTCTCCTGTGGTTTGTAGTTCTATTCTTAAACCTGTCGAAAATGTTGATGCCATTTAATCTCCTAATTTAAAATTTAATGATTAATTTAAAGTTTGTCAAAACTTTTATGCAGCTTTATGAACTTCCGTCCAGGTTATTCCGCTGTTTGAGTCATCTACTTGTGACCAGAAGGTCCCTTGTAAAGTACCAGTTGCACTTGTACCAGAAACTCCTGTTATTGTAAAGCTTACATCTGTACGAATATTAAGTGTTCCAACACTAGAAGTAGCAGAAACACTCGGTGCTTCATAACTTGTTTCTTGAGTCTCTTCGCCAAGGCTAGAGGTTAAGCCTACACCTGTAACAAATACTGATGTTCCAACAGTGCCTACGGCTGAAGTTAAAGCATTACCACTAGGGAATACAACAAATTCTGGATCAGCCTCTGGTGTGCCTACAGCTGATTGCATGGCTGTTTCTGCACCAGCTACGACTGTTATTTGTCCGTCGCCTGAAATAGAAAATGTTCCTATAGAAGATGTTGTGCCTACTCCTGTTACTGAAATGTTTTGGTCTGTTGCAGTTGACTCTTCACCTAATGAAGCTGTTAAAGCTTGACCTGTTAAAGCTTGTGAAATACCAACAGCACCCCATTGTTGATCACCCCAACCAATAGATCCACCAGTATTGATATCTGTATCACGATTCCAACCTGTTGTTTTTGTTACGGAAGTTGATTCATTACCTAAAGATAAAGTAGTTCCTAATCCTGTTACTGAAATGTTTTGATCTGTTTGAGGTGATTCTTCACCCAAAGATGCAGTAAGTGCAATTCCAGTAGGGCTTACTTCAGCTACACCTGTAGCAACAGCAGTTCCTGCCGTAGAGGTAAGTCCAATACCTGTTACTGAAATGTTTTGGTCAGTGGTAACTGTCTCAGTACCTAGAGATGACGTGAGGCCATTACCTGTAACAGATACAGGTGCTTGCTCTGACCAGGCACCACTGTTCCAAGTTTCTCGGCCCCATCCTTGGATAGAGGCCATGTTTTATCTCCTATGCTATTCTTAAAATTGCAGCAGTTGCTTCAGCAGCAGGAAACGTAATTGTAAACGTACCAGCAGTTGAAGATTTTACACTACCAAAATCAAGAACGCATACTGATGCGTTTGTTGTCAAACCACTTACAGTCGAGCTGTTGTAAATAACAGCAGCTTGTGCAGAAATAGTTGCACTTGTAAATGATATGTCATTAAAATCACATACAGCAGTATCACTTGATAAAGTTGGTGTAACGGACGTTAATGTTCCACCGCCCTCAGAATAAGTTCCTGAGTTTGCCACTTCATCAGTTTGTGTAAAAGCAGTTGTTGATTTACTTAAAGTTGCTTCTGAATCGTATAGCGCTAGTTTAAAAGCATTCCCCGTCGTAGCCGTAAAGTCGTGTAGGCCTTTCAGGATCTCCACTTTGAAACTGTTGCATACAGCTTGTGTAATTGCCATAATAATCTCCTATGGGTTCCTAGACTCGAGAGGGATACGAATAACGCCATCTCGAAATTCGTCTCTACGGTCACGCCCCATCTCATATGTGGCTAGAGCCTGTACAGACTGATTATACATTTTATCATAGTATTGTATCATATCGGCTGGACCTTTCAAGTATCCAAGTGCCTCCAAAACACAACCATATAAAAGCACGTTTGGAGCGTTCTGACTAACCCAATTCGATGTTGTCGTACTGGATAAGACAGGTGGCTTGTACGTGTATGCGAGCTCTACAGTTAATGCAGCGTTCGGGGTTGGCGCCAACATATGAGTGTCATCGTCATATACAGCATAATACTTGGGAGTACCTGCTCCTGTTGATGTCCTATTCGGCGCAAATTCATTCATAAACGAAATGTCTTTTTGTATCAAGAATGTTCTATTATTAGAACCGTCTATTAACTGAATATATCTGGTTGCTTCCCAATCTGCAGGAAGCGGTAAAAAAGCATTATTTACAGTAAGTGTAGCAGTGTCATATCTTCTGTAGTAACTTAGATCTACTGTTCTTCTTAGCTTGTCTTCAGTAGATATAATAAATTGATTTATAATAGAATCTGATAATACATCAGAAGATGTTTCAGTATAATCTCTTACATTAGATAACAAATCTGAATAATCGGTCATGATGTGCTCACTGTAACATTTCCTGCAAAGCTCTGCAATCTTGTTTCTTTAGCCTCTGTTTTTGGTTGCATGCCCACATTAGCAAATCTGTTTGTATTTACTCCTATTAAACCAACAAAACATGTTGAATTTGCTATTTGAGGTCTAGCATCTTGTAAAGATTGTGGGTCTTGAATAATAGGTAGAGGCTCTAATTGAGGGTGTTTAGCTTCGTATTCAGAAATATGAACAGTGGAATTGTTCCACTCTTTGACCATCTCATTGTATGGAAAAGCCATACCTGATCTATCAGATA